CAAACCATCTACCTCATAGACGGCGACTACTCATGGTTCACAGACGCCACAGGAATCTACGCCCTAGGCACAGGATCAGCATACGCGTTAGGGGCATTACACAACATGCCCACACCCAAAAACCCTGCCCAAGCCAAAAAACATGCCATCAAAGCACTAGCCACAGCATCCCGATACGACCCAAACACAGGGAGCCCATACCACACCCACATCCAACAAACACAACAAAAAACGGATAAACCTAAATGAAACAACAACACCACAAACCCCAAGACGATACACAAACAAACCGCTGGCAAAAACACGCAGCCTGCCGAGGAAAAACAAACCTCATGTTCCCCCAACACCACAAAGACATCACCTACATCCTCACCGCAAGAGACATATGCGCACACTGCACAGTACGACCACAATGCCTCAAAGAAGCCCTTGAATACCACCCAATAGACATGCACGGAGTATGGGCAGGCTTAACATCACGACAACTAGCCGCCGAACAAAAACGCAGAGGCATCAAACCAATAAGACCATCAATCTCACAAATGTGGGATTTACAATAAATAGACCTATCGCAAACAAACCCCACACACATCACAAAAAGTAGACCCCAAAACCTCAACAGCCTTCTTATCGCAAGACGGCAAACCACAAGGCTCTAGCCTCCGCTCACCCCGCAAATAAGCCACAACCCCAGACAAAGGCTCAACAGGATCAGAAACCTCTAATAGAGCCCGACCCTCAGCATCCCGAACACCATTCACAAGCAACAAACCCACAAGTTTCTGAAACGACAACTCCTTCAACACAGCCAAATCAACCAACTGATTCTTCAACCACCCCGGCACAGGAACAGTCACATACACCGAATCCCCATCACGAGCACGCCTAGACCTAAACCCCATCAACCCCACCAGAATCCCTCACAACCAAAACACCCAAATACTCAGAAATAGACAAATCATAAGCATCAGCCTGATCAACCATCAAATTCTTTAAGTTTGCGTCAATTTTTATGGTGAGGGTTGTTTTTGTGTTTGCTTGTGCTCGTGTTGGTGGGCGTCCGTGTCGTTTTTTCATTTGTGTTTCTTTCCGGCTGGTGGGCGGTTGGCATTTTTTTGGGCGATGTATAGTCCGAGGAGGATGCCGTGTGGTAGTCCTATGAGGATTCCGAAGATGTATTGTTGCATTATGTTATCCTAGTGTTGTATGTTGGCTGTAGGTTTGTTTGAAGTGTTCTCTGTCTGCGCCTGTGGAGAGTGAGAGTCCGACTATTCGGATTACTTGTTTAAGTTTTTCGGGGATGTGTTGATCGGGTTGTGCTGTTCCTGAGTTGACGGTGTCTCGGAGGTGGCAGTAGGTGTTCCATGCTTGTGTGGCGGTGGGTTCTGCGTCGGGTTGGGTTTGTTTCCATTCTAAATAGATTTCGCCGGGGGTTGGGAAGAAGTGTTCTGTTTTGTTTAGTTTAACTAGGATGGTTTCTAGTTCGTTTAGTGGGCAGTCTTGAAGGATGAGCCACCATGCACGGTAGGTGATTTTGCGGTCGTCGTGGTCTAATGGTTGTTCTTTGCTCCACATGGCGTGGGCTAGGTCTACGAGGGTTCGGCATTCAGTCTTGTTCATCTATCCATTCCTGTCCTGCGTCTCGTTTGTTGGATCGTTGTAGGAAGTATTCCACTTTTTCTGCGTTGCGGAATATCAAACCTATACCGTTATATTTGACTTGTTGTTTGTTGGATCCCATATGGAAAGGTGATTTCGCGCAGGCATCTATGGCTTGTTTGCAGGCGTCTACACCGTAGTCGTGGACAGCCCAGCCGATACTTACGACACGATCGGTGTCTAGGATCGCCTTTTTGGATTGCATTGCTTCAACCCAGTAATCCCATATTTCTTGGATTATGTCGGGATGGATTTTGGAAGCCTTGTCGCCTTGAGTCAATTTCCTTTTTCGTTTAGGTTTATCTAAGTTGTTTACGCCACCGTTCGGGTTGGGGAACAACTCTTCATTTTTTGAAGTAATCATCAAACGAACTCTACACCCTTTTCAGTAAAAGGTCAAGTACTTCCGGCCGGTAATAAGTAATTGGTAGCAACGTTGCTCTTAACAAAGAGGAAAGAACCTGTATCGGTAAAAACTTTGGAGAGTGTGAGAACCTTTACCAAACCTTTTCGGACGTTCGTGCAGCCGAAACAAGATCCGCGATTTTGTCTAGTCGCAGATTAAGATTTGATTATGGATCGCGCGCGAAAGGTTGTATACGCCACCGTGCATGTTAGATGCTTATCTGCGCTTACTATTTTATTCGTCGCAGTCCCGTGTAGCAGTGGTAAAAGATAGCAGACCAACAGCCCCGTCACACGCACGTTTCAAAAATAAACCACTATTAACGTCGTATTGTGTCCGACAGTCCCGCGTACCCGTGGGTAACCACAACATGTGGTGGTAACCCGCATGTTGGGGCGGGGCTATCCCGCAAAATGTGGAAGCATGCTTGCGGGGCTGATAACTGTTGTTAGGATAAAAGTTATCGGCGGGGCTCTGAAGACCCCCATCTGAAAGACTCGTCGTGGTAGTGAAGCGGGGCTACGAACTCTTCGTCGGGTTGAGTGTTGTAGCCCGCTTCCTACTTCAACCTAAACCAATTTGAGTTCAGGTTTTTTGTAGGTTGGGTGGTCACGCATGGATCGCGTGAGGTCGTTGTTTCCGCCACCGTTCAGTTTGTGGAACTTCGGTTTCTTTTTAGAACGGTTCTTCTTCGTCGCCATCGTCGTCTCCTAGATCGTCAAGTTTCTGTTGCCATTCCAATAAGATGCTGAACGCTTCTGATCGTCGCAAGATTGCTTTATCGGTCATGATCGGCCAGTCTTTGATTGGTGTTGCGAACCCTTCAAAGTATTCTTGCATTCCTTCTTCTGTTCCACAGTCGGAACATACTTCAATAGGTTTATGTGCGTCTTGTCCTCGTGTGAGTCGCGAGATCGCACCCATGTATTGTTTGTGATGCGCGTTTGATGGGATTAGTCCTTCGCATCGCGGGCAGATGCCCATGTCAATTTGTTTGCCGTGGATTTTGTTCCAAGGTTTCATTTCCTACTCCTTGTTTCTTGTTGGTTTAGTTTTATAGGTTCGTGTGGGGAGTTGTTGCCATCCCACCCGCATTGTTCTGCAAACCATTGGTCTTGCCATATGACTTGCTTGTTATATCTTACATCGGTTATTGCCCATCCACAATATTTGCAGGTTCTCATTTTATATCCGCCACCGTTCAGTTTGGAATAGGGGTTTGTTCGTAAACCATGTATTCCCCGTCGTTGTTGATCGCGATGCCTGTGACCCAACTGTTGCGATGTTCTGATCCCGTCGGACTGTATGGATCGTCGCCTATTATGATGCGCGTTTTGTATACCGCGTTAGACATCGCTTCAATACTGTCTTCTGCTTCAACATCTGTTGTCACCATTGTTGTTACGCGATACTTTGCCATTACCTGTTGTCCTCCATATATTTGTTCACTGCTTTCAAACCGACATTCAGGATCATAGTTATTGGAAGAAACGCTGACGCTTGCGCGCCGTAAGTTTCTCCGTTCTTCTCTACTGACTCTGCGATCATCCGTTCTATGAGTTCGCTGTTGAATGCGACGCAAACATCTTTATCGCCGATCCCATACACCAACGGTTCCAACTCGTCTTTCACTGTGAACACCTCAGGAGGTGCGGTCAGGAATGTGACCTTAGTTCCGTCTTCATGTTCCATACGGATCATTACATCGTCGTTGTCTTCTTCTAAAAAGTCTTCAAAGTCCATGTCTTATTCTTTCTGATGACATATACGCCACCGTTCAATTTGGATAAAGCCACTTCTGTTTAGAAGTGGTAGTCCACGATCACGATCCACTGTTCTTCAGGGTTGGTCGCGCATCTGTCTTGTAGATATTTCGGGTTGGGTGTGTATTCTTGTGAGTCGTAGAAGTGTATGTCTGCGCCGTATTCGCTGTTCTTGACACGCAACGCTTGTCCGACTCTGAACACCGCGAGGGAGTTCTCTAACTGAGTGTCTCTCTCGTTTTGTGTGAGGTCGTTGTTTGACGAGAACCCGCCGAAGTCGTATTTGGGGTTGGTCAAGAGTTCCTTGAGTGTGATGTCCCCATACTTGCGGACTGTTTGGTCAATCGTTTCTTGTGTCCACCCCAACGCTTCTTCAACAAGTTCGTTGAACTTTTCAGGGTTCGCTTTGTAGTTTGTTGCGACAGATACGCCGTCAAGACGATCGTTGTCGGGTAGTGAATGCCAATCTGACCATGCTTGATTTTCTGCGAACTGTAGTGCTCTACCTTTTGCGTCCTCTTCGTCCATTGCTTCTACTGCTATTCGGTGATATGTATGCATTTTGTTCTCCTTAGAATTGTCGTGAGTTCACAGGGTTGCCCTGATTGAATGTGAGTGCTGAATAACCATCTTCTGATGGAATGTGGAAACCGTCTATGTTGTAATACCAACCGTCTAGGTCTCCGATAACGATTTGTGTGTTTGCATCAAGACCTTCTAACACTCGGATTAGTTGTCCGACTGTGAGAATGCCTCCTGATGTTTGGGTGTATTCGTAGATGTCTTGCATTAGATGTTTCTCCCCATGATGTCGCTTGCGTAGTTACGGATACCTGATACGAGTTCCTCGCTGTAAACATTCCACAAGTAATCGGACGAGAGGATGTATTGACCCAACTCGTTTAGTTGATCGTCTGTGAGTTCTTTTGCGAACTTGTATTCGTCGCTTGCGTAACCGCTATCTAAACGATCGGTGATTTCTTCGCGCAACGCTTTCACACTGAATGCGATTGAGTTCGCATAGGTGAGATCGTTGTCGGTGTATCGGTCTAGATCAACACCGTATTTCTCGCCGATCTCACACGCTGTTCCGTCGTTCCCACCGTCGTTCCACTCCTGTAGAAGTGCCTTACCTGCTTCGTCTAGTTTTTCTGTATCCACGATCACTGTGCCTGCGAGATCACAGACCGTGCCGTCGTGGATGTTGATTAGGAACTTGCCCATTTTTGTTACTCCATTTCTAGTAGGTGTATTTATTATATCGGCTACAAAAACATTTTGCAACCTGAGGCGGTTGGGTTGTTACACCCGAACCGCCCTACTAAGGATTTCTGCCTCAATCTCTTTTACAGGACGAGGACTCCAATGACAGTCGCGTTCCACCGCAGGGACACCGCCGAAGACGGTCACTGCTTCTAGTTCGCTGTATGAGAAGTATCCATATTCCATCTCAAACCCGTCCACAAGACCCCAAAAGGTATCTTCGCCGTCAAACTCAATCGCATACCAAGTCCATTGGGAATACGGTGAGAAGAACTTTACTTGCGCGATCGCTTCCATTTCGGGATGCTTCTCGCTGTTGTATAGGGGTTTCAGTGTTCCCTTGATTTCTTGTGTCAAGAGTAGGTGTCTGCGTTTTGCTCTTTGTGTTTCCATTATTTTTGCTCCTCGCAATCGTGACCGTAGAACCATTCGTTCGCGTCGTCTTCTTCCATGAGGTTGAAAACTCTGTCGCATTCCACGCATTTTGCTTTTGTGTGACTAACGATCGTCATTATTTCGCTCCTTCAATCATGTCGGTATTGGTTTCAACGATCGTCGCCCAAGTGGTCGCCCACTCATTGACATCTTTCAACCCAATGATTTCGCCTTCAGGTTCACGCTCAAGAACATGAAGAAGAGTCGCCATGCGTGCTGTCGCTGTAGAGAGAAGATCAAACTCTTCTTCCCAACCGTTCGCCACATAGTCGCCCCAAATTAGAACGAACTTGTTGAACATGATGCTTTCAGGTTCGGTTTCAATCAAATAGATTTCTGCCGAGTCTGCGTGCAACTCAAACAACATATTTGAGTTTGGATACTTTCTGCTTATTTCGTTTTTTATGACTGACATATTTTCTCCTTAGTAGTTTGTTTAGTATGGATATTCGGACTGTTTGCCCTTACCCCAAATAATAGGGTAAGGGTGTAACACGGTTGTTTAGACGCTTACTCCCAACGCTTCTTTGCATTGACTTTCAATCGCTTGGATGACTTGCAAGACTTGTTCGTAGAACTCGTCATACTCTTCGTTCTCTGACTGCTCTTCAGTCATTGAAGGGTATTCGCCTTCAATGTCTGCCATGATCTCGCCGTTACGGAATGCGTAACCACCACAGAACGCCATACCACCCTCGTCGTATGACAGAACAAAGTCAAGTGTCGGGAACTGCTTGGACACATTACAGATACCCTGACCGATCGGAGACCATGCTGACATGAAAGTCAAGTTGATTTCGTTATCGGTAATTGCACCGAACACACCATCAAAGTCTGACCATTTAGAACCGTAGTTCTTGCAATTCCATTCATACCAATCAGGTGAACCAAACTTTTCAATGTTCGCTTTCTGCATTGCTTCCATTTGGATTTGCTTTTCTGAACCTTCGCCGAAAGAACCTTTTGGTGTTTCACGAAGTTCGGTCGGTGTTGGTAACAGGTTGTCAAGAATGCTGAATTGGTTGTAGTTCTCTCGTTCGCCATCTTCGTTCTTGATGATCGCTTCATGGAAACGCTTGATTTCTTTTGCGTCGCCTGTAACGGTCAGATGGTTAGTGCAATAATTTGGCATTTCTATTTCTCCTCGTCTAGTAGTTGATATGTTTATTTGCTTACCCTCACAATATATCTGAGGGGTGTTGCAGAGTTATTTTTAGTAGGTGCTTATTTATTACTAGTATCATTATATACACACCACAAAACAAATTGCAACTATCTTCCCAAAAACTTTTACGCGAGATCGTTGATCCAACCCGAAGATCGCGTTTAGGTTTATATACGCCACCGTTCAGGTTAGATAACAATCAACTGATGCTAACTAACAACCGTTGCAAACTAGACAGCCCCGCGTATCCGTAGCACCCCGTGCTACAGCCCCGCCCCCTCGCGCGCACGCGCGGGACTGTTGCAAGCGAACAACTGTTCGCGGGACTACTATCTGCGTTATGACAATTTCACGCACAGACAGATGGCAATACAGGTTCGGGGCTCTAAAACAGTATGCAGATCGGACAGGAACTTCGCTTGTCCCTGCAACACAGGTTGAGGTTTATCAGGGGAAGAATGTCGCGGTTGGTGCATGGGTCGCCTACAACCGTCAGCAATATCGTCTCAAGGAACTATCAGTCGCGCGACAAGAACAACTTGAAACGCTCGTGGGGTGGCATTGGGACAAACAAAAACCTGGCAGACGCTACGACAAGAAGCGAGACACAGATATTGCTCGGCGTTATAAAGACGGTGAGCGTGTAGGTGTTATCGCAGATAGTTACAATTTGTCGCGACAACGAGTTCATCAGATCTTGAAGCAGTTACAAAATGTCTAATCCCGAGTTTGGTCACGATCACAACAAGCGTGACGCATGGAAGAAGATGAGCGAGTGGTCGCATAGTCTTTCCGATGAAGACTTGAATGAATTGTTTAGAGAAGATGAAGATGATTTCTACGATTACGAATTGGAGCGAGAAACAGTGAGCAAACAATTAAGTAAGTTTATTGTTGGGTTGTTCGGTGCATCGCTCGGTATCGGTGGTATGTCGTTCGTTGTTTATCGTGTCGCGCTCGCGTTGGGTGTGGATACTTTGTCGTTTGGTGAAGCGGTGATCGTGACCGCAGGTGTTGCTTTCATCCGTTACGCGGACGCAGGAGTAATGAAACAGTTCCGATAAACACAGCAGGACGCACCCTTGCGAGTGCGCCCTCTGCGGAGAAGCCGAAAGGTGAAAGGAGAAGTCCTTTCGTTTCCTCTAGCAATACAGAATAACATATAACCAATATGTTATTCCGAAGCGATTAGGTTTTACCCTAATCGTTTCCCGTTTAATTTTTGATATGTTTCGTTCCAACATCTTGGATACCACTTGGTCGGTTTCTTGCCGACCTTGAGTTGGTTCAAGACCGCGAGACCTTGTTCAACATTGAGTGCCATAAACACTTTGTGCTTCAAGACTTCTTTAATGCAATCCTGCGCCAAGATGTCGTGATACCCACCATATTGTCCGTTGTTGCCAAGACCGTGAACATGACCGTCAGTAATCCAAACGATCGGAGTGGACGCTCGCTTGCGTTGCTTGATCGCCCAACGAATTGCTTCGCCGTCTACGCCGTTACCGCCGTTGCGTTCAGGAAGTTTGTCTACCATTTTTCCGTTTTGCGCAATGATAAGAAGGTTTGGTTTGACATTGTTTCTGTCTGCTGAATAAACCGCAACCGTGCAACCTGCTGACGCTTCTGTGATGTCAAGAATATCTTTGTGAGAGAATGACATTGAACCTGAACCGTCAATCAAGACGATACCGCCGTTGCCTTTCTTGTATCGGTCAAACACTCGCTTCTCGGGGTCTGCTAATGCATTGCCAATTCTGCGAGGGTTGCGACCCATGTTGCACGCTGTTCGCTTGCGACCGAGACCGCCATGCGCTTTACGAGTAAGTGGAAGTGTGCCGATGATTAGATTGCCCCAACTCGGAACAACACCGCTACCTTTGTCTGCGTCCGTTGGACGAACTTTCTTTGGATCTGCTTTCGCAGGTTGATCGGTTGCGCCGTTACCTTTTGCACCGTCTTTCTTTTCTTTTTTAGGTTCTCCTTCACCGTCTTTGGTTTCACCCTTTTCGGTGTCACCCTTTTCGGTTTCGTCCTCGTCCTCTTGCGGTGGGTTTGCCAAACGATCTACCCACTCTGCAATGCGCTCTGTGTGCGCAAAACCAAACGGTGCTAAACCGTGTCGTGGATCTACTTCAGTAGAACCGAGTGTGCCTGTCTTGAACGCCTTGACAAACTCTTTTTCAACTGCCTTGATGATCTCGCGCAATGTTTTCGCCCATGCAGGGTTCACACGCCTTACGCCTGTGATGAAGTCTTTACCACCACCACAGATTGAATACCCAACCGCAATATAAACCGCTTGAGTCCAATCCGCTTGTTCTGCAATGCGAACGCCTGACGCTTTCTCACTTCCGTCTGCGAGAAGATCAACATCAAATCCTGCTTTCTTGATCAGGAAATTAACGCGAACTTCTTCAACGACTGTGAGTGCGCTTTCAGTTGCGATACCACGCGCTATCCACTTTGGGAAATCTTCCGCAGGTGAGAACCTCGCGTGTGCCATTTCGTGCGCACGGATAACTCGGTCAATCTGCTCGTCACCGACAGGGACGACCATGTGTTTCGTTACGACATTGGTCATCGGTTTGCCACGAACAGGTGCGCAAGTATCTACACGCCACTCGCCTGCGTCTTTATCTTTACGCCCCAACATCTCGGGGAGTGGTCTAATTTCTGTTTTCATTTTGTTTTTCCTTTTGTCTAGTTGGTTTATATCTCTTGCTTATGGAGACTTGATTACACCCCCACCTTACGGCAGGGGTGTAACACGGTTGTTAGACCGCGACCTTGTTGATCGCGATTGCGTCTAGGACACTTTCTGCCTGCTTACCAAACACCATGCGTGCGCTCTCTGCGTCACCAAGTGTCTTGCGTAGGTGATCAAACGCATAGAAGGTGCGGAGTGAGATTCTGCGCTCACCTGCGTCTGCCATGCGAACTGCGTATTCACGCAAGTCTGCCGACAACTTCACGAGTGCGTCAGGGTGTGGTTGGTTTATACGGATTGCTACAGGGAAACGATCTTTCAACGCTTCAGGTAGTTCTTCCATAGTCTCAATGTTCGTGGTCATCACGACACTGAAACCGTCTTTCGGTGTGATCGTCCGATTGTTGTCAGGTGATTCCCACTTTGCTGATTCAGGTGAGTCAGTGAATGCGAGAAGTGTTGCGAACACATCTGCGCCTGCTTTGTCAATCTCGTCAATTACGAGACGACCGCCACGCAAACCGTCACCCTTCCACGCCGATACTGCTTTACCGTCTGTCCAAGACCAACCGCCTTCGCCGTTCATCTTGTAGTGACCTTCAACTTGTGCGTTGGACATATCCTCTGTGCAGATAAGTCTGAATGCGCCTGCTGTGACATCGCCGTAGTTAAGACCTGCGAATGTCTTGCCTGTCCCTGGGGGACCGAACAAGATAAGACGATCTACTCCTGCGTTCAATGCGTTTTCTACATCCTGCCAACACTGTGGAAGGATTGTTTTTTGTTCTACTGACATTTTATTGCCTTTCGTTTTAGGTGGTTAGTATTTTTATTTTTATTGCTTTGGTTATTACACCCCCAACATTACATTGGGGGTGTAACAGGGTTTAGTTACGCTACTTGCGCTTCTGCTGTTGCCTTGCTGTCGGACTTTGCGCCCTTGAGTTCGGTAACACGGATTTGCTCGTATGCGGTGATCGTGGTTACTGCGTCTGCGACATCTGCTTTGATGACACCAACTTCAACCGCCGACTTGAACTTCTTTCCGTCAATGGTTGCTTTCGTAACCGTCTTGAAAACTTTGTCGGACACGAGATCCTTCAATGCTTCCACGCTGTAGTTCGGACGCTCGCCCTTAACGACTGCGACTTTTGTTCCGTCTACGACTGCGTAATCCACGCCTGCTTTTGCGAGTTCCAACTTGAAACTTGCTTCCGCTTTTGCGAGGTTCTGCTCTGCTGTTGCCAATGCTTCTCGCATTTCCAACACTTGCTTCGCTGTATTTGTAATCATGTTTTTTGCTTCTTTCTATGTTTAGGGATATTTCTAACTTCTTAACCACCACTCTATATGAGGGGTGTAACACGGTTACTTTCTTTGCTATCAGACTAACTATCTATGATAGATAGTCTAATACCACTTGTGGGTAAAAAACAACCTCTATTTCAAGATTTCTGAAATTGTTTGATCTAGGTTGGTTGCGAACTCTGCCACCACGCTGTTCTCGTATTCCTTCATGATCAGGTCGGTGAGACCACCGAACTTGCCTGCGAGGTCTTGTGCCACTACTAGACGGTCACCAAGAGTGTCTGAACGCTCCTGATCGGTCGTCTCTAACGATTCCGCACAGTCTTTGATGACCTGCCCACCCAACGCGAGATGTATGTAAAACGCCTCGCTCGCTGTGAGTGTCATTGTGTATTGCTTTTCCATGTTGTTTCCTTTCGGGTTGTTTGTTGTTGTATCTCTATTACGCACTGAGCCCCCGAAAGTGTGCGGTCTTTTTTAAGAAATCTTTTCCACAGGGTTGTCCACAGGATGTGGATAACTCGTTTAGGTTTATATACGCCACCGTTCAGGTTGGAGATCATTTCAGGATCGCCGATCCCCGTGCGCCCGCGCCCGCGAGCCCCGCGTTGCTTGCATCCTCCCGCGAGCCCCGCGCCACATTCTTGGTGGCGGGACTCGGCACAAAGTAAGGGGAGGCTTCCGCCCCCCCGTGCAATTTACTTTGCGTCCCTGTGACCCTGTTGGTCTGAGAACCACTGCAAGTCATCATGGTGAATGTCTTGCGCGTCTTCCATCTTTTGGAACTGACGCTCGCGTGCTTCTGCTTTCTCAAAAATCTTTTTGAGTTCCGCTTCTGTCATATTTTTTCTCCTTTCTTCTGTGTAGGTGGGGCGATTGCCTCACACTTATATAACGCAAGATTACGGCAAGGGTGTGACATAGATAAATCTAAAAATATTTCTAGATCGGCGTCACACTTTATATGACCATGTGCGTTATATAGATGTAGGGCAACAACGCACTACCAAAGCGTTAGGAGACGCAGTTGGAAATCAACTATGAAGCAATAAAAGAAATGACCCGAGCGTTGAAGCAAGAAATTGCACGAAACGGGATCAACGAAAACAATTCGCAATGGGTTCACGAAATGCGAGTTGCGATTGAACTTCGTGAAAGCGGTGTCTACTAACACCGCCAAGAAGACCCCAACTCGGAAACGGGTTGGGGTTTTTTGTGCCCTAGCCCCGCAGGCTGATGGTGTTACCGCACAGCCCCGCGATCCGATGCGCGACGCGGGACTGAGACAAAAGAAAACCCGCAGAAGATGTTTGGTCTCCTGCGGGTTGATGAAGCGTCAGGTGTTTAGTAGACCCCGAACGATATTCCGTCTGATGTCATCCCGAACAATGCACCTGCGTCGTTTCCTTCTGTGTCCATTGACGGATACAGAATTGTTCCGCTTGACAGGACGAGAACCATAGGGATTTCTCGTTTGCGCCAACCTTCTTTGTTCATTTCTTCTTTTGTCATCGGACGGATGTCAATGATTGTTGATCCGATCATTGAGTCGTCTACGGTCTCTGCTTCGTATGCTGTTTCACTCATCTGCTTATCTTTCTGTTTGGGTTTATATGAAGCGTCTCGTTGTTACACGGACGCTTCCACAGGTGATTTGATGTTTGCTAGTTCGCGCTCCAACTCCGCGCCTTCAACATTGTTCATGAGGTCAATCAAATTGTCCAACCAATTTGCAACCGATGCGGGTATGGGTGTCGTGTTGAGATAGTCGGTGTATTTGTTCAATACGCCATCTATTTCGTTTGCTAATCCTGCACCTTCAACATTGTTTGTGATGTCAAGGATTTCTATGACTAGGTTTAGGTAACTTTGCTTTATCATTTCTATTTCCTTTCGTTTAGGTTTATATAAATATCTTACTGAAGCGGTGTAACAGGGTTATCCCTGCCACCTGAAGTTACGACACGCCTTCTTGTCGTTCTTCTTCCGCTTGTCTGCGACACGCTGTGCCTTCAGGATGTTCCTGTCTGCGAACGCCTGACGCTCTTCTGCCGACCATGATCTATCTATTTTCATTATGCCCTTCTCCTGTTCAGTTTCCATTCTTGACAACTATGTATCGCTTGCTCGTCTACTTGCTGTTGGTTCATATCTTTTGTAATCAACGGACGGTATCCGCATGAACCGCACGCAACACCGAGATACTCGGTGATACCTTGCGCTACCTGATATGCGTGAACCGTAGTGTTGCCGTGAGTTCTCTCGTTGAGATAAACGGTGATGAACACTTCACAGTTCGCGCAACCGATGATCTTGACATCTTTGCCGTCAGTCGGTGCTTGTTTCGCAAAGAAGTCAAACTTGAAGTGATTACAAGTTTCGCACTTGTCGTCAAGTTTGCGCGACTTCGCAACTTCTGTTTTGCCTTCAGTTATAACCGTCCACTCTTTTGGGAGTATTCCTTTTTTTGTTGCTTGCGCGATCAAGTGATTACGCACTTGCCATTCCGTGTAAGGCTTGGCAACTTTTTTTACTTTTTGCTTCTTTGCCATTTTTGTCTCCTGTCTAGGTTTAGTTGTTTAGGTTTATCTAATTGCTTACTACTACTATAACGCAACGGTGTTGTAAATATGTGTCATTTTTAGATATATTTTTTATTATATCCGTAATATATCAGGGGCATAATATCCCCACCTTTATCCACACCCTGTGGATAACTTCACCTGAGACAGAACTGCGATCGTGTCTCAACATCGCCGTTGTGGTTTATATACGCCACCGTTCAAGTTGGGGAGTGTTGATGTCATGATGTCATGATGTCGGATCGCCCGATCCCATAGCCCCGCGCCATCCGTCGCACGGCGGGGCTCACAAGTCTCGCATCCGTTCGCGGGGCTGTCGCCGTCGGATCTTCGGTTTGTTGGGATAGTGTTGGGATATGGCTATGCCCTTCAGTCCCAAGCATTCCACTAACTTGCAGATCGGCGAAGTTATTGACGCGCTCGCGCAAACTGAGCCCGATCTATTTGGCGAAGGTGACGCGACACTAATGCCCGTGCAATACTCTGATCGTCTCGCGTTAGTGATATGCGATCGTTCGCTAGGGGAGCCCATAAACGCTAATAGCCCGCCTGCCTAACGGCGGACGGGCTACGACACTGCGGACTATTTACTTATTGCGTTGCGACTCTGCCCATAGGTGACGGAATACGAACGCAGGTATCGCGCTCCCGTCATCCGTGAAGTAGTAACCATTGTCAAGTGTTGAATGATCGGGGATAGTTACGATCTTACGCCGAGTAGATCTATGCGCATACCAATATCCAACGATAAAAATATTGCGATCGCTTGTCGTCTCCCATTGCCAACGCGACGCGCCGACATATCCCTTATAGGTGAGTTGAGTGCTCACGCCTGCACCCAACCTTGTGGTGTGCGCATTGCCCATAGGTATGGTTGGACTTCAACGATGAGATCCGTGAGTGCTTGCGACACTTCATCCCGACTAGTTGCCATGCCTGCAATGAACTCTTCGTATCGTGCGTTTATGAGATCGTCTACGATCGCACCGATAACGCCGATACCCGTTGCGCCGATGCCGAGATAATTCTCTGCAAGGACTTCGCTAATAGATACCGTCTCAATAATCTCTGACATAAATTGCTCCTTGTGTAGTAGTTGGTTGTAATCGGCTTGCGCCTTGTGCCTAGTTGGAATTGAATCCCACGCCGAACGCGCTAGGCGACTCACCTAAGTGAGTGTGTTAGATCGCGACCGCTTCGCTGTAACGAAGTGTGCCATCGCCACCCATCGCGATCTCAGTCGCGCGTGCCCAAAGGTTGCCCACGACTTCATTACCGCGTGCCCACGAAGTTAAACATCCGAGAACTTCAGTCTCAAACTCCGCGAGTGCTTTATCCGAGTATCGCTTAACCGACTTACGGATAAGAGTTGCGAACGGATAATTTACGCGATCGTAAATACCAACCAATTCACTTGTCTGATCGTAGTGTCGCAACGCGATGGACGACATGAGTTGCTTATTATCCGCATCGTGCCAAATTGTGATACGCACTAAAGTGCCCATTGGTCTGCCATCCACTTCAACCGAGTCACAAGTCGGACTCTTAAGTGTGTAGGTGATCTCGCGATCTTTAACCTTGCGTGTCGCTTGCGCTAACACTGTATTTTGACTAACAATTAAATTACTCATTATTTATCTCCCATGTCTAGTTGGTTTATGTTTATTACTTACTGTCTATATTACGCAACGGGTGTTGCATAGTGTGACATTGCCATTCTGCAATATCGCGTATCCGCTATATCCGTGATCCGATATCTACGATCCGATATACGGTTTATATGCGCTACCGTTCAGGTTGGGGACTTGGATCGGCGATCCGCCCGCGCTACGCGCCCGCCCGTGCCCGCGAGCCCCGCGCGCTAAATGGGGGCGCGGGACTGTCAAGTTTTTTGGGGCAAACAGTAGCGTTTGCAGTGTCGCCTTACCCCCCTGTGACACATATGAGCCCCGCGTGTTTACACGGGATGCGGGGCTGTGGGCAGAAAAGCCAGAGCCGCGGGTTGGGGAAGCCGCTGAGCGGCTTCGCCGTCGGTATCTGTATCTGAACTGAGACAATTACACAATCCTTCCGAAGTCGGAATAGTTGTGACGATCGGGCTTAGAAACAAAACACCCTCGTAGTTAGAAAACTCGCGTGAGAAGTAGCGTCCATGATGTGTGAGTGGCACGGTGCGCTCAACCTAGATAGCCGTGAGACGCACTACAAGCCCCTATAAACGCAAATAGCCCCCACCCCGAAGGGTGAGGGCTCGCGCCTTGCACGCGCCTAGTGAGGGACTCCGTTCCAATAAGGTCGCGGTTCAGTCTCCGAGTAATCGTCCTCCGAAACCTGCGCGCGAACATTCTCAATGTTCGTGAAGTGCGTGACGCCTTCCGCCGTCTTGAAACCGACCTTGACCACGCCGTAACCGTCCTCCTCGGGTGCGACCCAAAAGACCTCGCCGACCGTGCCTTTAGGAACTTTGCGCCCCTTGAAAACCTCAACGGTTTGACCCTTGACGACCTTGCCGTCCGCGATCGCCTGCGCGAGACGATCCTCCTCGTGACGGAGGATTTCCGCCCAACGCGCGACCTGCGCCTCGGTGTGCCTGTGTGGTTGTTTCCAACGACCCACGCCACCCTCGTATACCTGACCTGCGCGCTCCGCGAGGTAACGCACGCCATTGCGGTTGATGTCCCAAAACACCTCCGCACCGCACCCGCGACAAGTAGTTAATTTGCTCATATGCCCTCCTTGGGGTCTAGTAGTTGATACACAGATTACGCACGGGGTGTAACAAAGTGTGACTTGGATAAACCTAAACGGGGAGACGGTCATGCCGCTTGGTTTGACGGTCATGCGGCTTGGTTTGACGGCGAAGCCGCTCTGGCTCCACTTGCTATCTATGGCTTGATTTTGTGTATGCCCATAGCCCCGCAAACCGCGTATCTACGCGGGACTAGCGAATTGCGGACCGCATACTTTTTGGGATCGCCGTGCTGCTGAACGTTCAGAAAAAACTCACAAAACGTGCAAAAACGTCACTTTTTGACGTTCTTCAGAAAAACTAAATTTAGTGTCAAATTTAGACTTTTTTAAAAGCCTTATGTTGTAAGGGTTTTATGGAATGAGTTTTTGGGGAACTTCTGAGCCAACACGAAAAACCATCAAAAAGAACAACTTTTGAAAGATCCGGCTGCCAGGTCCCACAATTTCGGGCAGGTCTTTCTTCAGGATGCTCGGAAGTCCCGTTGGTGTATCAGTTTGATACCCGTTTTAACGGGACTCAGAAGAGAGTTGGGGCATCATCAAAGGCGTTACGCGACTCAGTGCATATTCTGTGTGCATAACCAAGAGGGGTTGAAGGGTTGCGTGGCGCACCAATGTAACGCCCGTTGTTGTGTTCTACCCAAGCCATCACCTTCACACAATATGAAGTGTTCACCGTGTCAAACTCAATATTACAGATGGAGCAGGAAACTTTCACGATCCGATCATACTCGCCGAAAGTCCGCAATACAAAGCGGGGATTATTTGGTTAGTTGTCCACGCCGACGGTTACGAGTTGTTCTGTTGGGGTTTGTAATTCACACAACATACGGAGGTCTAAAAGTAGATCAACCATCTCCGAAGATGCGACAAGTTCTCGCCCTGAGATGGTTCTGATTGTTTTGTCTATGAGTTCAATGGTGGGTGTCATTAAGTTCCTTGTCTAGTTTAATAGTTTATCTTAATTTATTCATAGAACGGTTTCGGTGGTCGCTCTTTCGGGTTGTTGCGTCCGAACCTGCGTATTTGATACAACGCAAAAAGAATTGGGACACCGAAGAACGCCACCAAGACCATCTTGATAGTCAAAAATATACCGACTGTGCGTTTATTCATGCTCACCGACGAGGTTTAACGCTTCATCTATTTGCATGGATGTCTTGATGGAATGGTCGCCGTCATACATGACAGTCACATAGTTTGCGCCCTGTGAAGGGTCTTTCGCAAGGTCGCAAATCTCTGCGTATGCCTGCGTAATTGCGTCTATGTGGTTATCTGCGTCGTAGATCATTTCCCAACGGACTAGGTAAGGTTTGGTCATGCGAATGCGTCTACTTGCCACTTGAACATTGGTTTGACACCGAGTTCATCATTTATGGTTCGGTTAGTCACCTCAACATCAACCTTGTATTGCTCCAAGTATGCGAGTTCTTCTGCGAGTTCCATCTTTGCGTTCTCTATTTGTGAACGAAGTTCATAAACTCGTTTTGATGTTGTCTCAAATGTGCGCTTCCGTTTTCTCAGTTTCATTTGTTTTCCTTTTTTAGTTGGTTTATGTTGATTGTTACCTTAATTGATGGGTGTAACAAAGTGGTGGATTAGAACGCTTGTTTTTCTGCCCTGAAAGACTCAGGTAGTTTTAATCCGCTTTGTGCATGAACGATCATGCTTTCTGCGTTGTATAGAATCTCACGAAGATCAACCAATGTTTTGATGTGAAGTGCCGAACGCTGATTGTTGTCGCGCGCGACTGTTTCACTGATTATCGTGTCAATCGTAAGTGCTAATGCTTTGCTGATACGACTAAGACTTGCTGAGTCCTCATCAAATATTTCTGCTAAAGATTGCTGTCGTGCTTCTGTCATTTATTATTTACCCCTTTCAGAGTTCTAGTATTTATCTAACATACCCATTATATACGAGTCTTAGTTGAAAAGCAACCTTAAAAAAAAATCTATATCCGCCACCGTTCAGGTTGGGGAACTTTGGTGCGATGCCTGCGTGTTGGGTGAGGGGGGGTGTCCCACTTCTGACTTCTGAGCCCCGCTCCGCTTCTTCACTTTTTTCCTTGGCGGGACTAAAAGACTTGCAAATGTTTGGGAACTCAGATAAACTAAAAAGAAATACTAGAAAAAGGAGTTTTATGGCTCAAAAAGAATTAGAAGAACTCAAAGTTTTAGAAGAAGTCAGCAAACAATGGGTTTCGTGGGCGAAAAACAACAGCATTCGCAGGAACTCTTGCATTTTGGGTTGCAACTTTGCACATCAAATGTTGATCCGTTTGGATGTTGATCACGAAGTTCTTCCCGTCGGGACTACAGTCTTCAACCGACGAGGTTGGGAACTATTCGGGATCCCTGCGCACCGACTACCCGACGACGCATGGCAAGTAAATTGTTCTAGTCATTCTTTGGGTTCGGGTTTTAGCGGGCATGTCATAATCCAAACCAAGAACTACTTTTTTGACCCAACCGCCGTGCAGTTCTCACGACCTCAACACGACATTCATATTGATGAAACTTTGATAGTCCCGTTATCGGAGATGGAAGTTCACCAGCGAGGTTCTTCACCGCACGCAATACATCTACTTTACAGAACCGACGAGTTCCGCACTTTTCCGATTGGTTCGGGTTTGTATTCATACTTTTTGGAGAAATGGAACACTGTTTACCGAAGAGCACCCGATTGGAAAATATCACCGAAGGAGTTAGGCATACCTGACATTATTGCGGAGATGCGGAAGGGTATTTGACTTTGTTACACCCCACCCATATAATGGTAGTTGTAATATAAACCTACTAAATAAGGAGAAACTAAATGAGTAACTTTCCAACTTACATAGTTCTAGCGACTGACCCGAAAGATCACTTGACACCCGAGTTCACTGAAGGGCATTACCAATATTGTGAATGGGTGATCTTTGACGGAGCACTAGGTGAAAAACAAGTTGATGCAAAAGCACGAGAGTTTCGTGAAATATTCCATGAAGTCCAAGTCCGTGAAGTCGGAAAGATTACAGGTAAATAATCATGAACGAAAACAGTTACCGAACAGCAAAAACAATTCTCATCACGGCGACAGTAACTATTGCGTCAGTATTCGCATTCAGTTTTCTGAAAGAACAGAACCGACAAGATAACGAGTTCTTTTGCAACGGAGCACCGATCACTATCAAAGAAGGAGACACTCTTTATTGGATAGCACGAGAAAACTGCGACGGAAACATTATGAATGTCGTGGACAAACTTGTTCTTACCTATGGAGCAGACTTGACCATTGGTGACACGATCTATCTACCGACTCACCCGAACTGTGAACTACGCATGACAGACGGCGGACAAGTAATGGAAGAGTGCAAATAATGAACATAGAGAAACTAGATAACCCATACACAACGGAGTGTCTTGACTGTGGGATAAACCTATGGTCACAGTACCTTCACTATCTAGGTATGGACAACGACACTGCACAATGTGCGAACTGTCTAACAGCGAACCCTACTAAATACGAAAGATGGAGCGACATAGTATGAGCGAACAGAACGGACAACTACCAACCTTTGGCGAATGGTGCGATCTGCATTCATTCAACCCCGATAACGACGACAACTTTAGTCTCTACCTAAATTGGTTACAGAGAGAAACGAGCAAGTAATGAACGACACCGAGCAAGCAATCGTTGAAGTAACCCTTGACGCATTGGACGAAACCGTAGATGAACTAGAGCGTCTAATGGCGTTACTAGCGGAGCGTCTAGGCGCAAAACCTGTCATTCATTACCAAGACAAGTAGATAAACTATGAGGAGTGTCAGATAAACGCCTCTACCTAGCCGACGACGATCTAATCTCTACCTCGCCGTATGACCGAGGTGAAGTAGAACAAATAAAAGCGATACACGGCGCTAAATGGGACAAGGTAGCCAAAGTGTGGCGTATCCCAATGAGTTCAATCGTTGAAGCCCGAGAGTTCGCTATGAGCAACGGGTTCACCATAGACCCGCAAGTGATGACCTTTGATCTACCCGAGAAACTAAATCCCGTATTCGGGGTAACCCTTGAAGCCGACTTTATCTATATGTCATTCGGCTATGACCCTGTAAAAGTGAAAGCCGTCAAACAGATACCGAGCGTCACTTGGCACGCAAAAACTATGGCGTGGAGAGCACCCGTAGCAAGTATCGCCGAGTGCATTGAATGGGCAAATAAGTTTAACCAACGAGTCCCCAACAACCTAAGCCAATTAGCCAAACAGATAAAAGAAACCCACGACGACTCAGTTCAGCAGTCCCGATCCACAGATGCGGATCTAGAAGTAGCGGGGCTACCACTTCTTCCATACCAGCGAGCCGGGGTGAAGTATGCATCAGCAGCGAAAAGATGCTTCATTGCTGACGACATGGGATTGGGGAAAACTTTGCAAGCGATTGCAACTTTGGAAAACACACCGAACTCGTATCCTGCGTTAGTTGTTTGCCCGCCGAACTTGGTTCTTAATTGGCAAAAAGAATACGGTAAATGGTTACCTGAAAAGAAGGTGGTGACTGTTACCGACCGAAAAACTTTCCCTGAACATAGAGACTTTGATGTTCTTGTTATTGGATATTCTAACATTTCGCATTGGCAAAAGCAAATAACCGAATTCAAATCGTTCGTTTTTGATGAATCACATTACGTTAAATCACCAACGTCCCAACGCACCAAAGCGGCGATCAAGATTGCCCGCACAGCCCCGCAGGATGGCATCGTTTTGTGTTTAACAGGCACACCCGTAACCAACCGTCCGGCTGAATACGCCAGCCAACTGGACGTTCTCGGAAAACTCAACACGTTTGGTGGACTTTGGGGTTTTTACCGACGGTATTGCGGTGCTTTTAGAGACAGATTCGGTCAATGGAACATCAGTGGGAACTCAAACTTAGATGAATTAAACGAAAGATTGCGTGGGAACTGCTACATCCGCCGAACGAAGGATCAGGTTTTAAAGGATTTGCCTCCCGTGCGTCACGCAAACATCATTGTTTCTGGATCACCAACGCAAATGGTGGAATATCAGAAAGCAGAGCGGGACATCGTAGAGTATTTGGTGGAACGCGCCAAGCAGATCGCGTTGGAACTGGGAACTTCGCCCGGATCGGCAGCCGTGCAAGCCAGAATGAAAGCCGAAGCGAACGAACATTTAGTGCGTATTTCTGTTTTGCGGAAGTTAGCGGCAAAGGCAAAGATGGACTCGGTTGTTGAGTTTATTGAATCCCACATTGAGGTTGGGTTGAAAGTGGTTGTTGCTGCTCACCACCGAGAGATCGTTGATGAACTTGCCAACAAGTTTGGGGGGTTGAAGATCCAAGGGGGGATGCAGGTGTCTGAGGTGGAAGATGCGAAGTCCCGTTTCCAAGAACAATCAACTGAAGATGCACCCGTGATCGTTCTTTCCATCCAAGCCGCCAAAACTGGGCACACTTTAACGGCTGCCCAAGACGTTCTTTTTGTTGAACTTCCGTGGACACCCGCAGATGTAGACCAAACATATAGTCGTTGCCATCGGTTGGGACAGCAAGGTTCTGTTACCGCAACATACCTTTTGTGCGAAGGGACAGTTGATGAGGAGATTTATAATCTGATCAGCAGGAAACGTGGGGTTGTTGATGCGGCGACTGAGGGCGGGACTGCCGATCGGAAGCAGGAATCGGTTGGGCAAATGATCGTTGGTCTGTTCGCACAGCGAGGATTGAAAAGCGCACAAAACCCTTAACCAGCAAGGAGTTCACCTAATGTTTGCTTGTTGGGACACCTATTTGCTATACTTAGAGATACAAGATTACTTGACATAGACGGGCACAAGAGACCCGAGACCTATCCCCAAACCGAAGGACAATCTTTTGATACGCAAAGCAACTTTTCTTATAATTGCCATATATGCCATAACCTTTCTTGCACCAATGGCGAAAGCATCAGCACCCGACGACTCTTCCAAGAAGCAGTTTGTCGCTTTAGCCCCGCTGAGCATCCCTCAGGTGGAGCGTGCAAATAAGCCAATAGAAACAGTGGTTTTTATGCATGGAGACATAAGTTGGTTGCCGAAACTTGCACTAGAAGCAGGTTGGGAAGAGAAACATTTACCCAAACTAGGGCAAATCATCCTCCGAGAATCAGGCGGATGCCCGAATCGGATCGGAAGTTCTATTGTTGATAAGAACTGCAATATCATTGGTTACACGAAGGCGACGAATAAGTCGGACTCGGGACTGTTGCAGATCAATGGCGTTCACTACGACCTGAAACGGAACAAGCGGGCGCTTGCGTGCACGAAAATGAATATTTGCACCCAAGAACCGTTGCTTGATGCAGTCACCAACCTGAAGTTCGGAAAACTGCTTTTTGATGAGGCGGGCTGGGGTCCGTGGAATGTGTGTAATTGGAACCCGAAGGCAAAAGGCTGTTAATAAAGGAATAATCTTCTTCGGAATAGTTGCTTTCTACCCTCAACTCGTATAAACTATCCTGTATAAACTAAACAGGAACCGAGGAGGTTCAAATGGCAGCAAATATAGAAATAAACAAAGATGGAGAAGCAAGGTTCGCATATGCGGGCAACCAAACTCCATGGCACAGACTCGGTAAACCGATGAACGGACTCCAAACCATTGACGCAATGTTGGAAGCATCCCAAGCGGACTACCAAGTGTTACTCACCAAGATCGCAGTAGTGGACGACGAAGGGAACCTCATCAGGAACCCTGACGGCACACCCGTAGTCCTACAAGACGACAGGGCAACCGTAAGAATGAACGAAGATGGTTCGTTCTCACCGTTCGCAACCGTAGGCACTCGTTACGATGTCCGACAAAACCGTGAGGTTCTTGAACGAGCAATGGCAGTCGTAGGCGCATCAAAGGGCGACGCAGTGATTGACACCTGCGGAGTTCTCAAAGGTGGAGCACGATTCTTCGCAGGCATTGACTTGGGAACCCTCGTCATTGACCCAACGGGTGTGAACGACAGAATCGCACGATATCTAGTCGTATCTCACGGACACGACGGTTACTGGCCGATTCGGTATGCGAATACCGATGTTCGGGCAGTATGTCAAAACACCGTAATCATGGGAATCAAGAACGCAGAGCGACTATTCACTGCACGACATACCCGTAACGCAGACGAATACCTCAACACGGCACAAGAGGCATTACAGATCTCTACCGAGTGGGCGAAGTCGTTCAAGATTATGGCAGAACAAATGTTGGCAATTCCTGTCCCTCAGGCATCACAGCGAGTGGACAAGGTTCTCAACACAGTTTTCCCAATCAAAGCAACGGAAACAGATTCACAGCGACGCAATCGCGAAGATATCAATGGAACTATTCGCGCGTTGTATGGTTCGCAAAAGAATGCGGGCGGTTACGGTTTCAACGGATGGAGTATCTACAACTCAGTAGTTGAATATCTTGACCACCACCGTAAAGGTGACGCAAGTGACCGAGCATTGGCAACCATTGAAGAATATTCTTGGGTGAACAAAGCGAAGATCACAGCACAACACGCGGTGTTAGAACTCGTTTAACAATCTCACATCTCCTTGTTGAGGCAAAAATACCACCCCGACGCTGGGGTGGTATTCTTGTTTTATGGATGAAACATCATGGGAAGATTTCATAGGTAAAAAGATAGAGTTACCTCCATTAAACATCCCAAAAGACTTGTTAAGAGAGTTATCCGAGTTTGTTCAGAACGCTTTAGAGAAGGAGAATAAGTTAGTGAGCCTCACAGCGGAAGTGTTAGATGAGTTATACCGAGAGATAGATGACGATGATATCGCCGCCTCACATATCATTTCTTACCTACAACGCCGACACTATTGGGATGTGGAATTACTCGCCGAACGCCAAGATGTAGACGAAATGCTGATGGCAAAACACAACATTTTTGACGAACATATGTGGGACAAAGTAATGAATACGACCGCGATATCCGATCTTCACCACGAAACTTTCAAACTCTCCCAAAAATACATTGCACGCGCGATCGCAGAAGTATTGGCTAAAGACGGGACTGCTGAACAACCAGCGTTCTAAAGTAGATCTGCTTCTTCAAGCGGATCGCCATCAATGATCTCCAACTTCGCAGTGAACTTGGTTCCTTCTTCGTTATCCACCGAGACGACTTGGAACCCAAGCGAATCAAGCATCAAATCTGCTACCCCACCCATGTCGTCCTCAAATGTGGCGATTTCATCATCGGTGGTTTCGTCATCAACTGCTAGGGACACAAGGATCTCCATCAGCAGGTCACGGACTTTTAGGCGGGTTTCTTCAGGTGTGAACATGGTTGCAATACTAGTCCCGCGTCGGCTATAGTTTTGGTAACTTCCCATCCATAAGGGTTGGGATTTACATTAGGAGGATACGAAGTGAGTGCATCACCCGTAACATTAATTGGGAATCTGACCGCAGACCCTGAACTGAAGTTTCTACCAACAGGAGTTGGTAAGTTGGCTTTCAGTATCGCAGTAAACCATTATTGGACTGACACAGATGGTGAAAAGCAGGAGAAAACATCGTTCTTCAACATTGTTGCTTGGCGTAACCTTGCCGAAGATGCAGCGAATGTGCTTGCTAAGGGCGTTCGTGTTGTTGTAACGGGACGGTTGGAACAGCGTTCGTGGGACGACAAGGAAACAGGTGCAAAGCGTTCAACTGTTGAAGTTCTTGCCGACAACATTGGTTTGTCTGTTGGGAACATTGACTCGTTTGTTCGTAAGCAGAAGGCTGAAGGTTCATATACACCGAAGGCAAAGCCCGCAACGGCTACTGCACCTACGCGCAATAAGCCACAGCCGATGGCTCAAGTTCAACTTGAAGAAGAAGAGGCTTGGTAGATCCCGAAAAGAGTGGTTTTCGTCCCCAATAAGCACCAACCGTGATTGGCTTGGGGAATGAAATCTATTCCGTGGTGAATGTCCATCTCGTATCAACTTTTGATGCGAGATCCGCGAGTCGTGCTTTGCTCTCTGCGTCAGTGTTGCATGATTTGTAAATTTGTGCGGTTTCGTCGTCTATCACGAAGTCGGTTTCATCACCCGAGACGGTTGAACGACTGAGAACGACATCGCCAACAATTACTTGTCCGAACAGGTAACTAATTGCGACATTTGGTTCTTGTTTGAGTAAGAGTCCTTCGTCGTGGACATATGCGTGGAAGTCTTTTCGGGTTGGGTGTCGCACGATATCAAACCATCCGCCCACCATGTGGTGAACCATGATGTGTGCGTCTGTTACGGGTAGGTCAATGTGTCGCACTTCGCCGTTTGCTCTAACTAATACTGCTGATGTCATTATTGTTCCTTAATTGTGTGGTCAAACTCTCGTTCACTGTTTTCGTGACGCTCAGGTAGGTGGAAGTCGTTTGAGTTTCTTTTGATGTGTGGTGTGCGTATTGCGTGCCAAATGAAGTGGACACCAAAGGGTTGCTTTTCATACCATGCGTATGCTTCTAATCCGTTGCTGAACGGACCATACAGTTTCATGGTTCTGTCCATGTAAATTATTGCCACCAACGGTGTGTTTTCGTAAACTGAAGTTAGGTATTCGTATACCCGTGCTTTCTGTTCGCGATGCTTTTCGTTTTCTTCTTCTGCGAAGATATCCCATTCATCTATGTATTGGCTCATCGGATTGCGTTCGCCCATTCTTGTTCGCTGATCTGTTGCGGTTTCGCTACCACGACCGCATCGGTTTTGATGTTGTGTGCTGTTACTTTATTGCTTTGGATAAGTAGTGTGATATCACCCGAGTATTCATAGAAATAGTCGCCGAGGTCTACCGCACCGCATTTTGTATCTGCTACAAATTGTGCGTATGCGAGTAGACGATCGGCTTCTGTTTCGTAATCGTCTTTCGGACGATCGGGGGGCATTTGCTCTTTTGGTTTACGCATTACTCGTAACTTTCCAATAGTTGATTGAACTCCACGCCAAGTTGATAGTTGTATGCGTGTGTGTTTGCTGACATTAGTTCATCTTCTTGTTGGGAAAAGTCTAATATCAACACACTTTCGTCACCCATACCGTCGCGTCCGAGAACATTGACTTCAGTTTCGCCGTCCATCCAAGTTTCACGAACATGGTGGTGTCCGCAAATATGGAATTGTGGTGTTACTTTGTCAAGGATTTCTTTTACAAGATGTCGTTGTGCGATGGATACTTGTAGATCATCCTTGTATGTGATTTTCTCTCCGTTGTTATACGGTGCGTCGTGAGTCATCAAGATGTCCACGGGTTGAGGTGAGAGTTCGTCTACATCAAACGGGTTGATAAGTTCACCCCTCCACCACGATTCGCCTTCAACACGGTCTAACCAATCAACTGAATACGCACCGCCGTAACCCATCAAGGTGTTACCCGCGATAGTGAAACGACATCCACGAGGAATGTATTGACACCACTCGTTAGGTGTGTTGATCGGATTATATTTTCCGTGTTTGTCGGTGAGGTCACGAAGTATGTCGTGGTTTTCGTGGTTGCCGTCAATCCAAAGGAACTTGATTTGTGCTTTTTCCGCGAGTTGTGCAACACGGTTTACGAACTTTTCTCCACGAGGTTGGTGAACCCAATATCCGAAGTCGCCTACGGAGATGATGTGTGTGCAACCTTGTTCGGATGCGTGCTTGAATAACCACTCTGCGTGGATGGTGTCGCCGTGAATGTCACCCGCGAACAAAACTCTTTGATTTAGTTGTTTAGTGTTGTCTAGTTGTTTCATACTTCCATTATATAGCCTTACAGTCATATTGTCAAGCCCATAAACGCCCTATTTTGAGGCTTTCTGTGATATATCCCAAATTAAGGTAAGGTTGTCGTATGGCAACTACACAGTCAATAATCAAAAGTATGCCCGAAGATGTGGTGGAACTGATCGCCCGCGTCTTAGGGGACGGGGATGTGGACTCAAACGACAAAGAGGTCAAGATGCTGTTGCCCGCTAGTCCCGTGGTGGATGTAATTTTGGGCTATATCGGGGTGGGTAGCCCGCCCAAGCAAAGCGATTTGGATCAGGCTCAAGCGTGGATTGAAGAACAATACAGTTGGCAGGATCGCGCGAGTGCGGTAAAAGACAAACTTCAAGAAATGCAACCATTCGGCGAAGAACAAGCGGTCAAAGGCGAAATCCCATTGTGGATGAATGCTCCGTGGGCTCAAAAACTGTTATTCTCTTGGTCTGACGGTTTACGAGATGCGGTAATTGACGCAGAGGATTATGTGGACAAATTATGAGTGATGCACCCGTAGAGGACAATCTTGAATCCGCGATGGGCAAGGTTGCTGAGACTTTAGATCCAACACGATCACGGTTGGTTGGCAAGAAGAAGAAAGACAAGGACGGGACTGAACTTTCTTCAACCGCTCAAGAACAGGTGCTGTTTCGTGCGACCACTGAAGACAAACAGAAGTGGGAAGAATGCTCCAAACATTTGGGGATTTCTATGGCTGAGTTTCTGCGTGTTTCCGCAAATGAAAAGGTTGAAAGAAGCACTGCTGTATGTGAACACCCGCAAGAGTTTCGTAAAATATACCCGTGGAAAGAAGAGTGTTTGAAGTGCGGGAAAGTTTTGTGGGCTAAGAACGACAACGCCAATTATGGGAATCGTCGCTAGTTGAAGCCCCGCAAACCGCTTAAACGATCGCCACTTAAACGATCAACAAAGCCAATCAGACAGAAGTCGGCAAAGCGGGAAGTCGCTGATGTGGAGAGGCGCATCTTTGTTGCGATGATGCTGAACAAGCACCCGTATTGTGTTGCGTGTCCTGTGTTCGCTGAACATGATGGTCTTGTGACTTATGTGCGTCGCCCATCTCAGGATATCCATGAACTTATCCGTCGGTCTCAGGGTGGTTCTACTGTTAGTGAAAATAACTGTATTGCTGTGTGCCGTCCGTGTCACACACGAATCGGGGAGAATCCTCAGTTAGCCTTTGACTTGGGGTTAGCAAAACACTCGTGGGAGTGAAAGGGGATTTATGTTCTTACTGCTGTGGTTTATCAAACTGATGTGGGTTATCGCTTTTGTATCAGTTGTTGCGTTGCTGTCCATACTTGCGATGATACTGATATCCGACTTGAAGGGTTCATGGTATTGGAAGAAACGGGGTTGGTAGTCACCCGTAAGCACCCGTGACACTATTTTCGTTTGCGTCCATGTCTGCGTTCATGTTGAACTCCCATGCGATACAACCATATGCCTGCTACTAGTAGGACGAAACCTGTTATGACATTCATTTAGTTTTTCCCTTCTTGCAGAAGTCAATATATTTGGTCATTACATAATCAACGAACTCTGATTTTACTATTGCTTCATCGTGTTCTTTGACAACAGTGAACTCAGGTAAACCTTTATCGTTGTAAACATAAGTTACACATTTGCCTGCACTCTCTCCGTGATACCCGTAGGTCGCTACAGTCAATGCCTCGGAAACAGGTGAATCAGGATTGTGCTTATATTCGCGTGCTAGATCGCCTCTCTGATAATCACCAATACGGTCTACAGGTTTAAGACGAACATAACTATCAACGACAATGCTTACGGTGTCAAACTCTGTTAAACCATCACTGTATGCGTCACTTAACACATCAGGTAACGATTCAAAAGGGTGACCATCTACACCGCTTTGACGACATTCAAATACATCGCCTCTTTGAAAGACAACGAAAGACTGCATATCAGTAATGCCATTATCTTCTTGACATACCTCTGTCTTACGAAGTTGCGCTATCTTTGCGATCTTCTCTACCTCTGACGCTATGTCAATCATTTCTTTACCCGTGTGCCTCTTTTGTCAATCAACAAACATTCTCTATATGCCTCTGCTCTAGTGTTATGTGATGACACAGGTAAATTATTGTTGAGTGTGTCAATCACCAACCATTTAGTGGAAGGGTATCTATCAGGTGATATGTCGTATCTGTAGTTCATTGTGCTCCTATGAATAGTATTAGTAGGGCTAATGTCATTGTTGCTATGCCTAGTAGTGCATCTGTAGTCATGTGTCTAACTATATAACAGTAGAGAGTATATGTCAAGTATTACCCGTAGCCACCCGTAGCACTATCTCTCAACACGCCACCTCAAACCTAAAGACCTACGCCTCTCATTAGCCTCCAACTTACGAGACCTCTCAGGCTCAGGCAACAACTCATACAAGGCAACACGCTGACGATTCTTACGCTCACGCTCATACTCTCTACGCCTCTCACGCTTAGCCTTCGTATCCTCACGATGACAGCGTTGCCACTCTCTATGATCAGAATAATTTTTGTAAGGCACGAACAATCCAATACAAAAACAAAACAACAAAACAAATCACAAAAGAAGCAACAACATTCTCAAAGTTCGTCACAAACACAAACCACAACAACTGACAAACCCAATACAAAACAACCATCACAAAGAGTAGTGGCACAAGCACTTTCATAACGACCCCCTTAACGAACACAAATAGTTATGTAAAGTTATGCTATTCATAAGCGGGGCTGTCAACCTTTTGGATCGGTTTCTGCTTACTGGGCAGTGTTGCGACAAATTTTTTGGTCGGGTTTTGTTTTTTAGGTTTATCTGACGAGGGGCTGTTTGGTTTTGGTTTGTAGATTTGTTCTAGTTGTTTGATTTCTTTTTGGAGTTGTTTGATTTCTTTGTCTAGTTGGGCGAGTTGTTGGTCTAGTGTTTTTGGTTTTTGTGTCATGTGTTTGTGCTTTCTGTTTGGTTGATCATGTTGAGGCAGGTGAGGTAGCCGATTGTGTCTAGGAGTGTGTCGTGGTGTAGTTGTCCTTGGTCTAGGTTGGTTTTTAGTCTTGCGAGTTTGACGGAGACCATGAAGAGGATTGCTTCGTTGAGGGTGAGTTGTTTTCCTGTGAGTGTTTGGAAGATGTTGATGACTTTGGTGTAGTCGTCTTTGGGGTGTCCGTAGGTGTTTTGGCGGTCTTGGTTGACGATTTTGTAGGCTTCTTGGAGGATTTCGGTGCCGGGGGTGGGCGTATTTTTTGGTGTGTTGGTCATG